GGCGGGGCGATCAGGACCGGGGTGGAGCAGGAGCCCGGTGCGACGAACTGGTTCGCGGCGAAGCTGGTGGCATCCTGGTGCGTGTAGATCGGCGGGGAGGCGGTGCCGATGGGCACTTCCTGAGCGGTGATCGTCCGCACGTCGAACTCGTCGTCATCGATCTGGGTGATGCGGACCAGGAAGTTGGAAAGCCCGATGCCAGCGTCAGTCAGGNCCAGCAGGTCACCCGGTTCGAGAAGGGCATATGACCACGGCAGCGTGAAGGTGTAGGTGCCCCGGATGTAGAGGGTCTGCTCAAGGATGATCTGCGCCACGTTGGCCGCGATGGTCGGGTCGCAAATCATGTGCAGCGTCTTCGGGTCCATCTTGCGAGGGCCGTACTGGCTGATGTTGCTATCGTCCTGCCGGGTGGCGATGGCCGTGTTGTATTGGTTCGTCCGGTCCAGGAACTCGACCTGGACGATATTGTAGGCGTCGGTCTGGTCGGAGATGTCGATGGACAGGGGCGGCTCGCCGTCCGAGGGCGGGATCATCGCGCTGTCGGTGATCGTGTAGACCGGCGTCAGGCTGGGGTTCCAGGTGGTCGAGTTGCCCGTGACGCTCAGGGTGCCGAGCGGCAGGAACTTGAGTGTTCCNTCGCTCCACCAGCACATCGAGTTGGTCGAGGCCATCATGTCGTCGATGAACTGCGACGCCTTGACCTGCTGGTCGATCACGGGGCTCAGGAGCAGGTTCGCCGCGAGGCAATACGTGCCGTAGTTCGTCAGGCTTCCCAGCGCGCCGCTCGGCCAGCCGGGCAGACCATCGAGGGTGCTGGTGAAGAAGTCGGTGAGGATCACGTCGGGCTTGGCGTCGCCGACACTGCTGAAGGCGGTGGAGCTTGTGACCTCGACCGACACGTTCGGCGGGTTGCCACTGCTGTCCAGGGTGTAGCTGGAGGCGTAGAGGTAGGCGANGCCGCTGTAGCCGATAGCCTGTGATGGGCTGTTCGAGGAGAGCCAGGACCAGACCGATTGCCCGATGGCGCCGGTCGCCAGCGAGAGGCCCGCTTGAGCGAGCGCCGTGGTGCTGCCGTTCGTGTAGACCGACTTGTTGAGATAGACCTGATTGACCGCAGAGATGGTGCCCGAGCACAGGCCAAGGGCCAGTGCAGCCGTGTAGGTGTAGGTCGTGTTCGAGGTCGAGGAGCCGCCCTTGCCGCCCTGAGACGAGCTATGGCTCTTGGACTGGAAGTTGCCATACCAGAGCATGTTCGTCTTGAGCCGCCCGGTGCCCCACACCTTCGGGATCACCACGCCGAGCGCGGAGGTCGAGACCGAGATGGCGTTGAGGCGGACGGCTGTGGTCGAGGTGGATTTACCGCCCATTGTCAGGTCCCCAGAGGGTGAAGAAGCGGCGCGGGCGAGTGCCGAAGTCGTCGTCCCGGTCGATGTCGGCCCGGTGGACGGTGCCGTTCGGCGCGGAGGCGTGCAGCATNATCGGCGGCTCGATGATGATNCCGCCGTGCGCGTAGGTGCGCCCGAACTTCCAGATGGCGAAGTCGCCCGGCTTGATCTCGTCGCGGGCGATCTCGGTGGCGTAGGGGGTGACGAAGGCCAGGAATAGCTCTTCGTCCCGGTGCTCGAACCACTGCGGAGAGTAGTCGGGCTGCACATGCGGGATCAGCCCGCACGCCTCGTAGACCGCCGCCGGGAGGTTGGCGCAGTCCACGCCGACGCCCTTGATCCGAGCGTGGTGATGGTAGGGGGTGCCGTCCCACGTCATCGCCTCTGCGACAACGGCGGCGCGCTCTTCGGCTTCGGACATGGGGGTTCCTAGATGACCGTCTCGGGCACCGGGATGAACGGGGTGCCACGGAAGTGGATCGAGTTGTCGGAGGCGAACTTCGTCTTGCAGGTGTTCAGCGAACGGTCGCACCCGGCGCGGATCGTGAAGGTGTCGCCGGAGGACGGCGCGGCAGGGAACGGGAAGTTGACCGTGACATTACCGCTCGCGTTCGTGTAGGCGCTCACCGACCGCGCCACGCCGTTGTTAACGCCACTGGTGAAGGTGATGATGCCTTGGGTGAAGTAGCCGTCCGCCTGCGTCTTGTTCGTCGAGAACGTGAGTGAAGTCGGGGTGCCCGAGACGGTGCCGCTGGACGTGTAGCTCGCCGCCGCCAGGGTGCAGTTGGTGTCGAACAGGGTGTTGAGGCACGACGCCTGAAACAGGTTCGGCCCCATCATCACGTTGAGCTTCACCATGCCGCTGGAGACGGTCAGCGTGACCGAGGACCGCGTGATGTTCTTGATCTGGGTGATGTAGCCCTGAAAGTCGATCACGGTGCCGGTGATGGCCGATTGCCAGTTCGGCAGGAAGGCGCGCTCCAGCCTGAACTGAGCGCCGTCGAAGCCCCGGTTGGCGACGAACGGAATGAACGACCCGCCGTTGATCGTGTCCCCCGGCGCCGCGGCGATGGTGATGTCCAGGGTCGCCACCGAGGTGCCGCTCTTGTGGCTGATCGAACCACGGTTGAAGACCGGCCCGGTGATGAACGTGTTGCCGTTGAAGGTCAGCGCGTTGGCGTGCCCCGTGTAGCGAATGATGCCACCGCCGCTCAGGGTGATCGTGTAGAGGTCGGCCATGACGAAGTTCGTCCCGCCGTTGAGCAGCGCGACGGTCGCGCCGGGAAAGCCCGTCGCGTCGGTGGGGGTCCGCATAAGCGATCCTTCAGTTAGGGGATGCAGCTGGTGAACTTGAGCCCGTCGTTCGACCAGAGCTTCTGGACGATCTGGGTGAGCTTGAAGTCGTCCTGATCGAACCGGCAGAAGTAGTAGAAATACCCGGTCCAGGTGAGCACGGCGCCACTCGCGGGCGCAGACGTGAACGTGACGATGCCGTTCGTCCCGAGAGTGTAATTCGTGCCGAGGGTCTGCAGCGTGCCGTTGACGTAGATCGACGGCAGATAGGCGGCGTAGATCGGCTCGTACCAGCTGTTGATGGTGCGCTGCAGCTGGAACGCGGTCTGCGATCCGGTGCCGGTCCCGAACTGCCCGGCGGTGACGTAGTTGTCGGTCGGGTCGAGAAACAGGAAGTTGTTGAATTTGCCCTGGGCGACGTTGAAGAACTCCCAGAGGACGCCAAGCTCCTCGACCGTGCTCTTGTGGCGAACCACTTCGTATTTCAGACCGAACTGCCAGAGCGGGTAGGGCCGGATGGCGGTTCGCCGCTCCCGACCGGATGCCGAGACGACCACCTTCGTGTTCCACATCGGGGACTTATCGATGGCGATATCCTGGCCGGGCAGGAACGGCATAACCGCGAGGCTGTTGACCCCGCTCCAGACGCCCGTGGGGACGCCCGAGAGCAGGGTCGAGGGAACGTAGGGCGTAATGGTCATGAGGTGGACGCTCCCGCGTTCTGACGGCGTTTGGCGATAAGGCCCTTGACGATGGCGTCGCCGCCCGAGCCGCGCATGAAGGTGTCAACGCCCTTCGCGTCGATGGCCGATATGGCGATCTGGTAGGTGTCGCCACCCCCGCCGCCGCCCGCCGCCGCCGCGCCGGTCGTGGACATGGAGTTGCCGTTCGCCGCGATCATGGCGCGCATGGGCTGGGCGATGCTGGCGGGCAGGATCGTCTCGCCCGTGTGGATCATCGCCACGCCATCATAGGGCACGTTCGAGAGACCCCCGGCGTAGCCGCTGAGAGCTTGAGCGCCGAACGCCCCCTGCACCCAGCCGTCAGCCGCGAGACCGGCTGCGGGCGCGAGCGCTGGGCCGGTGACCGGGATGGCGGCAGTGGACGCGAAGGCTGCAGCGCCCGCGACGGCGGCTTGCTGGCCGACGCCGATGGCAGCGGTTGCGCCCCCGGTCGTCTGCTGGCCGAACTGCTGCATGAGCAGGCCGACAAGCCACTTCTCGACGATGCCCTCGATGACCTTGAAGACCTGATCGAGGATTTGGTTCCAGATGTTGAGGACGACCTGCTGGAAGCTCATCGTGCCCTGCATCATGCCGCGCAGGCCGGTGCCGAAGGTGGTGACGATGCCGCTGGTCATCTGCGTCCAGCCGGCAAGCTGCTGGTCGTGCAGCGCCCGGTCGGCGGCGCTGATCTGCTTGTTCTTGTTGTCGTTGGCGGCGATTTCGGAGGCGTTGAAAGCGTTCTGCGCGGCCTGCTCGTCGCGGAGCGCGGCCTGATATTCCGTCGTGTTCGCCATGGCGTGAGCCATGATGTAGGCGTCGAGCGCGATCCGGCTGTTCAGGATTGCTTGATCTCGGGTCAGCGCGGCGGTGCGCTCCAGGTCGTAGAGTTGAATTTGGATGTCGTGGGCGTCGCGGTTGCTGATCTCGCCCTTCTTCGCCATATCAGCGACGCTCTTGGCCTCGTCGTTTAGCTCTGCGACACGGGCCTTGTAGACATCGTTGGCGGCGGCGATCTTGTCCAGCGAGGCTTGCTTGGCGTCGGCGATCTCGTCCTTCGTGTTCTGAACGTCGAGGTCGCGGGCGCGCTTGTTGTTCTCGATGACAATCTCGGACGCCTGCTTGGCGGTGAGACCCCATTGCTGGTAGTTCGCGGCGACATCCGTCCAGAAGGCAAGCTCGTCGGCCTTCTCGTTGGTCAGCATACCCTTGTGGGCTTCCTGCTGCGCGTCGAACGCTTCCTTCGCCTTCTGCAGGTTGGTCTCGGCGGCGGTGTTCGCCTTGCCGCTCTCGTCGCCCCCGGTCTTGCCATTGCCCTTCGGTTTCGAGGGCTTGTTCTCAGTCGCGGCCCACAGCTTTTCGAGCGCCGCTTGAGCGTCGGTTGCGTGGGTGACCACGTCGCTGATCGCTGTCTTGATCGTGCTGGCGGTCGCGGCGATGGCCGGGCCGACGACGGGGATTTTCGAGAGCCAGTCCAGCGTCGCCTTCGCGAGCTTCTCGATCCATTCGAGGGCCGGCTTTAGCTCGTTATTGATGATGTTGTCGATGACCTGCTTCAGCTGGTCGCCGAGGTTGCGCCAATACTCGGCGTTCAGCCCCAGCAGGTCTCCGATGGCCGTGAACACCTTCGTCGCTATGGTCAGCAGGCCGTTGTAGAGGTCGCGCTGCACATCCATCAGGGTGGCGACAACCGTGCCGAAGACGACAAAGATCGATTGGGCGATCTTCACGGCGTCGGCGAGGCCCTCCATGACCTGCTTCGCCAGGCCACCGGTCTCGTAGGACTTGATGAAGCCAGCGATCATGTCGTTGACGCTGTCCACCACGGACTTGAAGGCCGGAGCGAGGCTCTCGGCCATCACGTTCCCGAGGCCCTGCATGGCGACGTTGGTCTCGTTCTGGCTCTCGGCCAATTGCGTCGCGCGCTCGACGGCGAGTTCATTTTCGATGCCGTACTTGGCAAACTCCTCGCGCGCCCGCGCTGCGCCTTCCGCGCCCTGGTTGAGCAGGGGGATGAGCGCCGCGCCAGCCTTACCGAACAGCGTCATGGCAAGGGCGACCTTCTGGGGGCCATCCTCCATCTTGCCAAACGCTTCCATCGCGTGGGTCAAGAGTTCGACTTGCGTGTAACTCTCGCTCGTCGAGATTCCGATGCGCGCCAGCGCCGTGGTCATCTTGACGTTGCCATCGGCCGCGTTCTGGAACGTTCGGTCGAGCTTCTCCATGCCCTTCGCAAGGGTGTCTATGCTGAAACCGGCGCCGGTCGCAATCGCCTGCAGCCCTTGCACATCCCGGACGGAGACGCCGAGGGTCTCGCTGAGGTGGGTCGTCTTTTCGCCCGCTTCGCCCATCTGCTTGGCGAACTCGACGATGGCCTCGACGGCGAAGAACGCCATCACCGCCTCGCCGAAACCGGAAATCATCTCCTTAATCTCGCCGATGGCCAGCGCGGCTTCATGCGCCGATCCGACAATCCCGGCGAGGCTCAGCTCTTCCTCTTCGGCGTCAGCTTTGATCTGTTCTCGCGTCTTGGCCGAGGCGTCGGCCATCGCGGCAAACCCGGCCTGCATGGTCGCCGCAAGGGCGTTCATGCTCTCGGCGAGGGCCTTGACGTCGGGGTTGATGCCCTGGATCGAGGTGCGGACGGTTGCGGCACCCTCAACTGCTCCCGATGCGTCGGCGGAAAAGACTACGCCGACTTCTGTGTCGCCAGTGGCCATATGTGGCCCCTCTCTAGGATAGTGATGGGAAGGGGCTCGCTTCTGAGTGCCCGCCGGGTGTCGCGCCGACGAGGTTTACGAGGTCGTCAAAGTTCTCGATCTTGGGCTCCGCGCGCTGCGGTTTGTTCAACCCTGCCTTCAGGGCGGCGGTGACGTAGGCGGGCGGGCCGTAGACCTTCCAGACGCGGTGCATGGCGTAGTATCGCTCCATGCCCCAGGTCTGCTCGATCTCGTCCCACCCGCCGCATCCAGCAGCGACTAACTCGGCGATGAGGCCGTCGAAGTCTCCGTCGAAGGGCTTTCCGTCGCCGCCGCCAGAGCTTCCCCCGGCGGCTTGACCATTCCGCTCTCGATCAGAAGTTCGTTCATGAACGGCCGCAGCGCGTTGATCTCGGAACCGGTCAGGGCGTCGTTGATCTCGTCGATGCGGACATTCAACCGGACATCGTAGGCGCGGTCGTCGTCAGGGGCGGGCTTAGGAAGGCTACCCACGGCGATCACGCCGACGATGGCATCCATGCCGCCCACGAAGTCCGAGGCCCCTTGAGCGGCCTCCACGAACCGCCAAGCCCGCTTGAGCTTGGCGTAGTTTTCGAGGTGAACGTCTACGGAGACGCCACCGATTAGGATCGAGGCCATTGGGTTCCTTTTAGCCGGTCATGGTCCAGGTGAAGACGTTGCCCGTGCCGTCGTCCTGCGCGGACATATCGAGCACCGGGAGAGTGAAGTCGTCGAGCTTCAGCGGCATGTTCAGCTTGTTGCATTGCACGGCCTTGAAGTTCATCGACAGGGACTTGTTCCCGGCAGTGCCCTTGAAGATTTCGGACAGCTGCAGGCCCAGGATCACGTTGCTGCCCAGCAGGGTGTTGGTCTGGGTGATCGTGTTGCCGGTGGAGGTCGAGGCGTAAGTGTAGGAGATGCGGACGGAGCCGCCCGAAGACACGTCGGCGGCGGAGAACGTGTAGACACCCGCGGTGACGGCATACTGGCCCGTCGTCGGCCCGGAGGCGACGCGGGTCATATACTTGCCGAGGTAGGTGTTATAAACGCCCAGGTCGACCGAGAAGTTGGCCGAGTTCGCGACGGTCTGCGACGCGGTGATGGTGTAGGTCTCGTCGACGCTGGAGAGCACTTCGCCGGTCGGGTTGGTCAGGCCGAAGAACACCTGATTGAACAGGATCGGGTCGACGCGACCAATCGTGGCCTTGATGTCGATAGTGCCCTTGCCGCGCGCCTGCTCGACGGGGAACTGGAAGTTGCCGTAGAGCTTCTTCAGGTCGAAGCTGAAATCGACGGCGATGTCCTGCACGGTGCCGAAGCGGACGGGGGTGACGTTGGAACCGGCGGGGATGCCCCACAGGTTGCCCGTCGAGAAAACGGATTGGGCCATTTAGAGTTCCTTGGCGATGAGGTCGATGAGGTCGGGGAGAACTGCGACCACATGGGCCCAGCAGGCTTGGTCCCGAGAGACGGGGCTGTTGGTGACGAAGTGCGTCAGCCAATCGAGCGCAACGACGGTGGCCCGCTCGGACGCCGTGACGGGCGCTGGAGGGGCATCGACGGTTGCGAGGGGTGCGAGGGCGGGAATGACCTCAATCGCCGCCGGCGGGGCCTCCGGGGTCACGGGCGGGTCATTGGCGGGGATGTCGTCGGCCATGCGGCCTCCTATGGGACGAAAATGCGGATGGGAACGATCAGGAGGGCTTGCCCGTCGATGTCGCCGTGCTCTTTGATGACGCGCCCCTGGATCGAGCAGCGGTGGACGAGGCCACCAAGGGTCTGCTGCAGGTAGCGGCCATCGGACGGGTCGGAGGGGAACAGCGTGTCCAGCTGGTCGAGGATGGCGTTGCTCTCGCTCGCCGGGATCGTGCCCTCGTCCTTGCCGACGTTGTGGTAGATCAGCCAGACCGCACCGAGGGTTCGGTTTGCGGGCAGGTTGGTCTTGGCCACGATCATCTCGTCGTGCTCCGCTTGGCAGAGCGCGGGCCATTCGGGAATGTCGGAGAACGTCTTCACCCGACGCGAGCGGTAGGCGAACGACTTCTGAGCGCCCCAAGTCAGGTTCGCAGAGAGCGCGAAAAGCGCGCCGTAAATCTGCTCGCGGGTGGTCACGCTCATGATGTGGCTCCGAGGGGGGTTCTGATGCCTTGGACCACTGCGGCCTGCAGCTTCTCGACGATCATGTCGCGCTGATCGGACAGCGATGAGCGCATGAAGGATCGCTCGGGGTAGGTAGCCGTAAACGGCTTGCCGCGACTGGAAACGCGCGAGACGGTCATGCCGTACTCATGGACGGCGGCGTACTTGACCGAGCTATCCGAGAACACCTCGCCAGAGACCTTGTCGCCATCGACGATGGGGCTTTCCTGCTTGATCGAGGCGATCAGGTTGCCGGTGCGCCGGTTGAGCACCTGCCCGTTGAGCTTGTCTTGGATGACGTGCTCGCGCAGGCCGATGGCGAGTTCGGTGACGGCCTTGGACAGGGCATCGACGACCGAGCCGGGCACTTGCTCCAGCGCGGTCGCCAGTTCGGCATCGCCGACCAGTGCGACGTTGAACACTAGATCGGCGCGGTTCGGACGAAGGGCATGAGCATCATGCGGATCGCCTTGCCCATGTCGGCCTGGCTGTAGGAGATGACCTCCTGCCCGGCAAGCGTCTTGGCGACGATGCCGATGCGGTCGAGCGCCCTGTAGCGTTCGCCCACAAGCTCGATCACGGCGCTTTCGAGGTCGGGGGGCACGTAGCCGTAGGAGATCAGGACTTGGGCGCCCACGTCCCCTGCGGCGAAGATGTAGACCCCATTCGAGACGGCATATTGCCCGGTCGTCGGCGCGGAGGCGACGGCGGTCAAGGCCGTGCCGTTCGCGTAGGTGACCCCGCTGTCGCTATACCAGGTGAAGGTCGGGGTGACGGTGGTGGCCGCGGCGTGCGCCTCGGACGCCTTCAGGAAGCCCGCCGTGTAGGTGACGAGGATCGATTGAAGCCCATAGCCGAACTGGTCGTCGGTGATCGTCACCCGCGCAACGTTCGAAGACGTGTCCAGCAGCCATCCCCCGGTCGGGGGGTTGCCGCTCGCCGGGGTGGTGATGGACGCTCCGTCGTAGAGGATCGAGGTGATCCCCGTGACAGGGCCGTTGCGCAGGACGATGGTGCTGCGACCGTTCCCGTCATATCGCTCCGAGTAGGTGGTCGAGCCGATGTTGGGTCGGCTGATCCACCGGGAGACGAAGCCCGAAGCGGCGGTGATGAGGCGGCTCAGCAGAGGGTCCTGCGTCGTCGAGGTGATGCCCAGCCAACCTTTGACGTTGGCGAGGCTCGTCAGGTCTCCCTGGGCCATGTCTCACTACTCCGCAGGCGGGGCGTCAAGGACGAGGGGCGGAACCACCACGTCGGCGACGAAGCCGTGGCTTACGAGCTCGTTGACCGCGACCACCGGCACGTGGACCTTGCCGTTGATGACGTCGAACTCGATGCCTGCGAACGACGCGCCAGTGCATCCCGGAGGGGCGGTCATGGTGGTGATGTCGGTGGGCAGAGGTTCGGCGGCGGGCATCACCTCGGTGAAGCCAGACGGGCCGGACAGGATCACAGCCGCGTCTTCGTCGGTGGCCTCGATAGTGCCATCCGCGTCAACGGGGTAGATATTCGTTCCGACCGAGACTTCGCTGGTCCCGCCGGGCGCTCTGAGGGGTTTGGACATGTGAGCCTTTCAAGGCTGGAGGTGGTGGCGCCCCGGGTGTGAACCGAGGCGCCTTCAGTCCTAGAAGTCGGCCGAGGCCGTGATGGTGCCGGAGCCGCCGCCGCCCTGGAGGGACGCGGAGCCGCCCGCCGCCTGGGTCAGCGTCGTGGTGATGCTGATGGCGTTCGGCGTGTGCGTGGCGCCCGGCGCGATACCGGTGGCGGCAGCAGCAGCGGCGCCCGCGGCGACCTTGAAGGTGCCAGCCACGACCGTGACGGTGGGGGCGGTGCGCAGCTGCACCGGCGTGGCCATGTAGAAGACCTGCGCGTTGGCTGCGGCGACTGCGCCGCCCGTACCGACGATCACGCCCGCTGCAGGCTCGTTGATGACCCAGCAGTAGCGCTGAGCGATCTCAAGCTCGACCTGCACGTCACGGTGCTCGAACGGAGACACGGCTTGGCCGATCTCCAGCTGCAGGCCCATGAACTGCACGTAATCCGCCGCGCCGGCGGTGCCGAGCGGCGTGTAGCCCAGGACGACGGCCAGCTGGGTCGTGGTCGCCGGGACGAACGCGGTGAACGAGTAACGCACCCAGCCGGTGGTGATCGGCTGAAGGGCGGGGGTACCGACTCCGTAGAGGCCGGCGACGCCCGCGGTCGCGTTGGTCTGCGCCGAGGTGAGGGCGGGATACGCCTGCCCGGTCCAGGTTCCCGCGGCGGAGCCGATCAGGGCATTCGCGGACTGGTTGATGCCCGTGCCGTAGTGCAGGCCGACCGACAGGCCAGCGGCCGCGGAGAAATTCGCGCCCGCCAACGCCCAGAAGCTGAACGTGACATACTGGCCCTGGCAGCGGATCGCGTCGGCGGTCTCGATGACCTGGCCGAGGTAGATCGGGGAGGTGTTCGTGTTCGCGGCGGCGCGACCGAACTGCAGCGCAGTCGAGAAGCCCATGATCGCCGTCGTGGAGACGGAGGACATGCTGATGGACGAGGAGGAGCCGCCCACGGCGAAGAAGCGGTCGGCCAGATAGGTCGGCGTGCCGGTGATGCCGGTGATCGCCGCGCCGCGCTGGAACGGGTTCGTGGTGAAGTCACCGCCGTCCAGCAGGTTGCGGAAGTTCGCCAGCTGGTTCGTCTCTTGGACGATGCAGCCGCCCTCGATCATGTCGAGGAGCGCGATGCCGGGGGTCACGTTGTAGATCAGGCCGTTCGCGTCAGCCGTGAAGGTTCCGCCGCGGGTCTGGAAAGACGCGCCGGGGGAAGGAGCGAGGAGATACATGCTGTGTTCCTAATGTGAGGCCACCGGACGCCCCAAATTGAGCGTCCGGTCGATTGAATTGAGCCTGTATTAGGCGTTGGCGATGTTCTGGATCACGCCCAGGGCGGGCGGGAAATACACGGCCAGAGCTTCTTCGGCGTAGACGCCGACCATCTGGGCGCGGGTCGTCACCGGCCAGTCCACCTGATAGTAGTCTCGGCGCACCTTCACTTCGGCCACGTTCGGGACTTCATTGCTCTGGAACTGGACCGGCAGATCGGCCGCATAGCCCAGGATCGTGCCGGGGGGCATCTGCGGGTGGATCTTGATGGGGATTTTCATCCCGCCGTTCAGGAACGGGTTGAAGTAGAAGTCGATGGTGGCGCCGGCCGTCAGGCGGACTTCACTGTCGTTCGGGTCCTTGGTGTATTGCAGCAGCGGAGCGCCGCTGGTGCCGGCCAGGACGCGGCTGGTGATGTTCTTCAGTTCCTGCGAGTTGACCCACAGTTCGGTGATCGACACCTGGTTATTGTCCCACTGGGACTGCAGCATGGTGTCGATCTCGTTGACGCCACCCTTGCCCGAGGAGGTCAGCGCGGTGCCGGTGCCCGCGACGCCGGTCGCGAGGGTCTTCACATAGGCGCCGGAACCGGGCGTCAGCGCGGTGGTCAGCAGGCCGTTGAAGGCGGTGGAATTGGTCGAGTAGTCCGTGGCGGACATGCTCGCGGCGGTCTGCGTGCCGGTCAGCAGGGCGGCGGAGAACACCACGCTGTTGAGGGTCGTGATGGCCTGCAGGATTTCGTTGCCGACCGTGCCTACATACCAAGCATAGGCCACGGCGCCGGTGGAGACAGCGACGGAGGCGAACAGAGAAGCGCCGACCGTCACCGCGAGGGTGGCATTGGCCGACTTGGCGCTGGAGCCGCCGTTGATCGGGAAGGTCTTGCCGTCCGCGCCCGTGATGGTGCGCGTGGTGGCGACACCGTTCGCGATGGACGAGTTGCGGAAGCCTTCCATGGTCAGGGCGACCACGATGACGGAGTAGGTGGCGGACGGCAGGGTGGCGCCGGTGCCCGAGGTGGACAGGGACGGCGTGTTGGCCGTGCCCAGCTGCAGGGAGGTGTTGCCGGCCAGGACCGCCATCTCTTCCTTCAGCATCATCTTCTGCAGCAGACGCATGGTCATCCGGGCTTGGATGTCCTCGAACGTCTTGCCCGCGGCGATGGCTTCCCACGTCGCTTGGTCTTCTTCACCGATGGTCGCGTAGCCGACCGACTTGTTGGAGGTGCTGTAGCTCATCTGGCCAGCGCGCTGACCTTCAGGCACCCAGCCCGTGTTGTCGTAGCCGGAACCGATGATGGAGTTCACCTGGCGCCAGTTCGTCGCGGTGCCGACCCCACCGCCGACGCGCGGCAGGCTTTTGATCAGCGGCGTGTTGACCGGATAGAGGTTCTTGGCCGGGGCCTGCAGGTCGTAGGCGATCAGGCCGGAGCCGGTGGAGATCGCCTTCTCGATGCTGTCGGGGCGAACGCCCGCCATCGTCATGACTTCGCGGGAGATGTCTTCGCTGGGCGCGCTCAGGGCGCTCGACACGGCCTTGGCGATGTCGTCTTTGGAGAGTTGCTTCATAGTAGTGGTCCCATGAAAAAAGGCCCCACGCGGGGGCCTCGGGACGGCATTGACGGCTCGCACATGCGGGCCGCTGGGTGGGTTGGGGTTGGCCTATCGGCGCGTCGCGCTGATCGGTTGGTTCAGGGCCATCTTGACGAGGACGAGATCGCGCTCGTCCTTGGGCAGGCTGTCCAGATAGTTGGTGAGGTCGGCCTTGCTCAGCGTCGCCGGCGTGTCGTCGCCCGGATCGAGGTCTTGGGCCTTGGAGACGGCGACGAGGCCGTGCGGGGTGACGACGCCCTTCGCCGGGGCGGGAGAGCCTTCGAGGTCCGACAGGCGCTTCTGCAGGTCGGCGACCGTGGTCGTCATGTGCTCCAGCGCCGTCGTCGCCTTGATGAGCAGGTCGTCGTTGGCGACCTTCTGCAGGTCGTCGTCGGCGGATGCCTTCGCGGCGGCGTCGTCGGTGTTGTTGCTGTCGCACTTCGCGCCGAGGGCGGTCGAGTGGTCGTGCATCGCCTGGATCGCCGTGGCGTCCTTCTTCGAGTTCCGCGCGCCAGCCTTCTCCATCAGGTCGGTGTCGGCCTTGACGAGGTCGGTGACCTTCGCCGCGTAGCCGAAAATGTCCGGGTCGATGGTGGACATTCCTTTGTCGGAGGCGGCGATCACTTCGGCAACCTCTTCGGTGGCCATGGCGACAAGGTTGGCACCGAGCGCGCGGATCGTATCGGCGAGCGCCCCCGGAACGGGCGACTTGTCGCCTTCGGCCGCCGCTTCTTTTGCGCAGATGGTCTGGATGTCAGCGAGGTTGTCCATCAGGTTCGCCAGCCGGCTCACGGTGTAGAGCCCCTTGACCAGCGTGTCGTCGGCGTGCGCCTTGGTGAGTTCGTGAAGCCCTTGGCGCATATCGTCGAAGCCGTTGGGCAGGATCGTGAACGGCTCGACGACGGTCTCTGTCGACGGCGCGATGGTCGCGGTCGCCTTCTCGATGGCGGCGTTAAGCGCAGCGACGTGGTCGATCCCGCCGGGCGTCTGCTCGGCCTTGTGCGTCTCGGCGGCTTCGGCGGCGCGCTCGGCGTCTTCGCTGGCCTCCAGCTGCTCCTGCTCGGCCTCGTCGGCTTGAGCTTCGGCAGCGACTTCGGCGTCGCCCTCGGCGAGCGTTTCGGCGTGCGCCTTGATCAGGCTGTCGCGGGCGGCGACCATGAAGTTCGAGCGCGACTTCTTGCCGGCGGCGAGCATGAGCTCGTCGGCCTTGGCGATCACTTCGGCGTTGGTCGGGCTCCAGGGAGTTGCAGTCATATGGTCTTCCTCCGTGGTGGCCTCGGCCTTCCACATGGTCATGACGGCCTCGGGGTTGCACGGGCGGTCGACTAGGCTGATCTCGTTGAGCTTCAGCTTGGTGATGATGGTGCGGTCGGCTGGGTCGCGTTCCAGAGCCTTGCCGCCAATGGAAAAGCCGGAGTAGACGCCAGCCTTCACCTTTGCGATGGCGACCGGATCGACGACGTGGGCGACGATGTTCGTCACGCCCGCCTTGTCGACGGCGGCGTCGGTGACGCGGCCGGCAGCGGACAGTTGGTGCATTTCTCGGAGAGCAGGGAACTGCTCATATTCGGGCAGGGCGTCGGCCATCGCTTTCGAGGTGACGGTCTCGCCGGCGCTGTCCTTCGCGGACGTGCTGGCGATGCCATAAACCTTGATGGTTCCGTCGTCCTGATCTTCGACTTTGGAGAACTCTCCAAACAGCCGGAGGGGGACCGCCGCCACTAGGCGACAGCCTTTGAATGGGTCGCCATGCGTGGCCTCATTTCATCGGTGGAGATAGGGGTGGCCCGCCGCCGCCGGTTGTCAACGGCGACGGGCCTGCTGGGGTGCGAAGCGCCTACGCGCGACTTCGTCACATGGTCCCAGTCAAGGTCGTGACCGCTTAGGCGGCAGGAGCCGGGGCCACGACAACAGGGGCGGCGGCGGGCGCCGGGTTGGCCGCGGCCTCGAGCTTCGCCACTTCCAGGGTCAGCGCTGCGACGGCTGCGTCGTGCGCGGCTTGGTCGGCTGCGGTGGTCGCAGCCACGGCGGCGGCAGTGTCGGTGGCGGCGAGGGCCAGGACTTCGGTGGTGACGGCGTCGACGCGGGCGGCGAGGGCGGTGAGGGCAGAGGTGTTGAGAGCCATGATGGTCCACTTTCCGAATGTGAAGTAGGGGGCGTTCCAGATGACGTTAAAGAGTGCGAACAGTTCACGCATCGTCCTCTCCTTCGTCTTCGTCGTTACTTGCTGAGTTGTCGGTGTAGCTATTTATGTTGCAGCGACAGTTCGGGTGAGCGGGGGGCGCGCTGTCACCGGATGAAAACACGTCATCCAGATCAATAGGGCCGTCAGCCTCATTGCCCTCGCAATCTTCCTCCACTGCGTCATCGCCTGCGGTCTCCCAGACTTTCTGGATGTTGATGCCAAGGTCCTTCGCGGCCCTGAAGCCGATCAGCACGCCTTCGCTGTTGGCGCGGCGTACCTCGGTGCTGGCTATGAGCGCAGCGCGCTGGGCGCTGAACGCTTGGCTGTCCTGGATCGCATCAGCGATCTCCGGGATCGATAGACCGTCGCCCAGGCCCTTGCCGATCACGTCACGAATGGCGTTCCGGGTGGCGTCGACGATGTTCATATCGCCGTCGACGGCAACCAGCTGCGCGGAACGCTTGGAGGCCCAGTCGGCAGAGACCTTGTCGATCCGGCCGAACATCTGGTTCTTGCCGTCGACGGTCTCGTGCTTCACGCCGATGCGGGCGATGGCCTCCTTGGCGCTATCCTCGACCACGTCGTAGAGGTCGGTGATCATATCGTCCGTGATCGCGTCCAAGCCGGAGATATCGACCTCAGCGGCAATGGCTGCGGCTCGGGCAGCGGCCACAGCGGCCGTAGTGCCGTCGTCGGCCTTGGACACCGCTCGGAGGCGTTTGGCCACGTCGGCTGCGACTTGGTCGCCAACCTCCTGCAGCACGGCTCCCACGCTGCTGGTGAGGCTTTTCGTGACGCGACGAGCGCGCGGCCGGTCGGGCGTGATAGGCTCGATCTTCCGCAGAGTCGATCCGGCTACCTTTTCGACGGGCGGCTTCGGCGGCGCGTCGCCTTTCGGCGGGACAGATTTGCTACCAGCAGCGCCAGGAACCCCAGCTTTGCCACCGGGCTTCGGCGGAACGGGAGGAGTGCCAGGCGGAACAGGCGCATTGGGGTCACCGGGAGCCATGATGTGAATGGGCGCCGGCGGCTCGACCGGAGGTTTGATCGCCTCCTCCATCAGTACCACACCACTGGATAGGTAGACGAGCGGCTTCGCTCCCACGCCGTTGGCATACGCCGGGTCGCCGCGGCGCTCGCGGATTTCGTCAGGCGTCCGCGACCCGTTCTTCAAGTCCCGGTCGTCCATCTGGCTCTGCAGCGCAGGGTCAATGTCGGTGTCGTCGTCCCACGACCATTCAAGGTTCGGCTGGCCGAGCTCGGTCTGGATCACGTGGTTGGCGACGCGCGACCACCAGAGCTTGATCGGGAGCAGCCCTTCAGACTGGGCGCGCTCCTTGTCGGTCTCGGCGGTCGAACGGTTCATCGACTTGATGAACGGCGTCGGCGGCAGGCTGAAGGCGAACGTCACGATGCGGGCAAGCCACTCGTCGAAGTCGTCCTTGAGCGGGGCGTCCTTGAACGCGGCGTATTTCGCGCCGTTGGGCATGACCAGGAGCTTGGCCTGCTCGCGGGTGTTGCCCGAAATGCGACCGTCAATGAACTTCTGGAAGTCGGCAGTCTGGTCGGTCGTCCAGCCCTCGGGACCGGTGATGAAGCCCGCCGGTGTGTTGCCCTCGGAGAAGTAGGCCAGTTGCCCAGCCTGGCGGCGCATGTAGGTGTTGATCGTGACGATGATCTGTTCGACTGGGCCGAAGCCGTAGTTGTGACCCGGACGCGGGTTTCGCGGCACGTAGAGCAGGTCGGCGTTCGTGAAGTTGTACCAAGGGCGGCCCTTGATCACCTGCTGATAGGCCACGTCATTCGCGCCACGCGGGCGCCGGCCGGTGACGTCCACCATGGGGTGGATCGTATCGCCGGGCAGAACGTCCATGCCGATGAGCTTGCCGCCACGGGTGCGGCGCATTTCCCAACAGGCCCAGTCGCCGACGAAGAGGTCTTCGAGCGAGCCGCGCAGCCACGTGGCGAACGGCGTGAAGCCATCCGGCTTCATGAAGAACTCGGTCACCGCCTTGACCGAGGCGCTGTCCGCATTGGCCTTCGAGCCATCGACGGGCTTGATCGACCAATCCATGGCCTCGACCTGATCCTTGCGGGTCTCGATGCAGAGGCGGACGATCTCGATGTTGGCGAACGCGCGCAGCGTCTTGGTGCTGGTGTCGTAGGGGCGCGGCGTGATGATCGTGTTTTCGGAGACGTTGTAGTCTCGAACACGGGGTGCGACACCGGTCTCGGGCAGAAGCGGTTGGCCGGGGCCGAAGACCGCGCCCTGGCCGTTCTGATCGTCGCCGGCGATGCTAACCGGCTGCCGGGTGGCGTCTCGGAGCGTCGGGATCGGATCGCCGTTGGACTGAATGCCGGGCTGGGCCAGGTTGATGCCGTTGCGCGGGAGGTCGGTTGTGCTCATTCGGGTGCCTCCAGCAGCCTACGGGGCGGAATTGAGAACGGCGCATTCATGCGCTCGTCGATGCCCACGGCGACCGCTTCGAGGTCGATATCAGCAAGGCTTTGCAGGGCTCCCATCATGGCGATGCCCTCGTCGTCGTGGCTGTGCTCGTCGGGCATGATCAGGAAGCCGACCATGCGAGCGCCGCGTGGGTAGTCTGCGGGCAGGTCGATGGTGGCAATCGCCATCATTGCGAGACGGGCGACGAGACGCTGGACATCAAGGCTGGGCAGGTTCGGATTGGTTTCGTCGGCCATGAGGTCTGCGTCCATTGGGTGGCCTATGTCTTGAGCTTGGTGAGACCCGCCGAAATGATGCCTGTGCCGACGAGTGGATTGAGGCCGGGGATGATGAAGCACACGATCCCGAGAACGATCAGGAAGTAGGGGCCGGTCTTGTCGGCCGCGGCGGTGATGTCCGCGACGAGGGTGCTGGCGTCGGTCATTTGGACTGCTTTCTGGCTCTCTGGTCCGCGGCCCATTCGGCAGTGCCGGGGCGGTGAACAGACGGGGCGAGGTTGAGGGTCAGGGGCGGCGGGGGGATGTAGGGCGCGTCGGGTTCGTCACGTTCGCTTAAGGCGTTCAGCGCGTTGGCGCGTCTGGCGATCTCCAAGTAGGCTGCGCCCTTGATCGGGTTCAGGAAAGAGTTGAAGGCGCGTGACGTGCTGTCGGGATCGTCGTCGAACTTGGCGTCTGGGAAGCCCTCAAGAGCCGCAAACCAACGCGCGTTCCAGTCGCCTCGGAGCACCTTGACGTTGCCAGCCTCGGCCTGAGCGGAAAACGGATTGAACCTGATCTCCTTTGAGCCGCTTTCGGTGGATGACCGCACGTTGTAGCCGGCGAGCGCCTTGGTGAAGGCTCGCACCTGACTGACGCCGGCTTGGCCGGGGTCCTGCGGGATGGACTGCTCGACCTCGATGCCGTCCTGCGAGGCGGTGTTGCGCAGGAACGCTTCGACCTTAGACGGGCCTTCGCGCAGGCTGGTGTTGTCGAGGACGACGAACGTGCCATCGGGCGTGCGGCCGATCTTGGTGGACGAGGTTGCGTCTGGGTCGTTGGTCTCCGTCTTCGGAGTGCCAGCGAAGTCCCATCCCCGGATGACCTGCATACCCGCAGGGGGCACGTCGATGACCTCCACCCACTCTCGCTTGAACAGCAGACCTGCAGCAGCCCTGATTTTCCAGTTGCCGCCCAGCAGGCGCTCACGCTCCACTGTGGGCAACGCGAGCAGGCTGGCGCGGTACGTCGGATCGGCGCTGGTAAGCGCCTTGTTGTCCGAGAGCTTGGCGGGGATGAACGTGAGCGACTTGGGCGGGATCGGATTTCCCTCATCGTCCACATACTGAGCGAGCTCAGACGGGTGATCGGCCCACACGATGGCGTCGCTGATCCGAATGAACCAGCGCAGCACACCGGCGCGCTCAGGGATCGGGTAGCCCGTATCCTGGTCGATCCACCATGCGATGAGAGTGGCCACCCAGCTGTCCACGTCGGGATTGCAGGTGGCGCGGACGTAGGGCTTGATGCCGCACATCGTCCGGTTCCGGCTGGTCATATACCAGAACTGCTTCTCGGTGAAATGGGTCAGTTCGTCGTAGCAGATGAGCGCGATCTGGGAGCCCTGCCAGTCGTTGACCGTCTTGTCGTATTCCAGGTGGGCGAACTTTATCGCGGCGCCAGACGGGAACTTCCATTCGAGCGTGTGATACGGCTGGCCACGGACGTGGTGATAGAGCTTAGCGCTCTCGTCCCACAGGCCACCCGGGTTCTTTACCTGGACCGTCGTTCGGCGGAAGAATACCGCGGCGAAGTCGGGCAGGTGGATGTGGCGGATCGGTTCGAGCAGCAGCGCCCACGATTTTCCACCCCCAGCCGCGCCCCCATAGATGGCGATGTCAGCGGCGGTTTGCTGGAACTGCCGCTGCGGCCCCTCCTGAGCCCGCAGGTCGATCTTCCCGTCCGTTGTCATAGATGGTGACCACTACTGCGGGGCCACCCGTCTGAAGTGGCGATCCGTCTGGATTGGAAATGGCGATCTGGCTTCGCTCGCCCCACGTCTTCGGGGCCATCTTCCCAGCAGCCCACTTGTGAGCGTCGATGGCGATACGGGCGACATCGGCCGGGATCTGACCCGCCATCGCAGCCTCAGAGATCGTCAGCACCTTCTCGGCAATCGTGTCGCCACGATCTTCGCGCGCACGGGCGTATTGGCCGCGCAAGACCGGGTCCGCTTCGATCACCCGCTCGACGGACTGTCGATGAAGGCCCATCGCCTTGCACGCCGCTCGCAGGGAGCGATTGGAGATAATGAGCTCGAACAGTTCGGGGAAGTCGTCGGCCTGCGGGCGCCGGGCGGTTGTCGGAGCAACCTTCGCGGGGCGCGTCTTGCGCGGCCTCGGGACCGCAGGTGTCTTCGCGGCCTTGGTAGCCATTGGGCGTCTCGGTCTATGCGCCCTTCGGCGGCTTCTGGGTGAGGACGGTGGTTGGCTGGCGTTCGGCCAGCACCTCGGTGAAGGTCTGGCCGGTCGCCTCGAGTGTTGCGCCTTGGCCCGTGAACTCCTGCCAGCGCAGGACGGCCACATCGACATAGGCGGGGTTCAGTTCGATGGCGTGCACGCAACGGCCGGTCATCTCGCCGGCGATGATCGTCGTGCCCGATCCACTGAACGGCTCGTAGACGGCCTGGCCGGGGCTGCTGTTGTTCTCTATCGGGCGTTTCATGCACTCGACGGGTTTCTGGGTGCCGTGGCCGACACCGCTGTCGTCTCGAGCGGGGATGCTCCAGAGGGTGGACTGGCTGCGGCCACCGGCATAGTGGCCCTTCGCGCCCTTGCGGACGGCGTACCAGCACGGCTCGTGTTGCCAGTGATAGTCGCCGCGGGAAAGCGCGAACCGGTCCTTTGCCCAGATGATCTGGGATCTGGGCATCAGGTCACAAGCGATGAGGCTATCGGCTACCACACCAGCGAACAGGCCAGCGTGCCAGACGTAGGCGACGGCTCCAGGGAAGAGGGCCCAGGCTTCTCGCCAGTCAGCGCGGTCGTCGTTCAGAACCTCGCCCAGCTTCTCCGTGTTTTTGTTGATCCCGGCGTCGGCCCGCCATTTCGGGTCGTACTTCACGCCGTAAGGCGGGTCGGTGACCATGAGGTGCGGCTTGACGCCGTTCAGCGCCTTGTCCACCCCCTCAACGGTCGTGCTGTCGCCGCAGACGATGCGATGCGCGCCCATGATCCAAACGTCTCCGAGGACGGACACGGGGTCGGCGGGCGGATCGGGCGTTTCGTCGGGATCGGTCAGGCCAAGCGTCTCTGCAGGGGCGAGGAGGGCGTCAAGCTCTTCCTGGCTGAAGCCGGTGAGCTCTAGGTCGTAGCCGTCAGCGGTCAGGGCCTCGATCTCGACGCGAAGCATCTCGTCATCCCACCCCGCGTTCAGGGCGAGCTTGTTGTCCGCGATGACGTAGGCGCGGCGCTGGGTGTCGGTGAGGTGCGCGAGGACCAGCACGGGAACGGCGGTCATCTTCAGCTTGCGGGCGGCAAGCACGCGGCCGTGGCCGGCGATGATGCCGCCATCCCCGTCGACCAGCACCGGGTTGGTGAAGCCGAACTCCTTGATGCTGGCTGCGATCTGCGCGACCTGGGCATCGGCGTGGGTGCGGCTGTTCTTCGCATACGGGATCAAGTCGGCAACCGGCATCGTCGGGAGGTCGTCGGCGTTCATGGGCTTGGTCACGGGATGCCTTTTGGGTTTAGTGCATACTTGTGCGCACTATTGAGTGGACTTGCGTCGTTGGTGCATATAAATTCGTACTCATGGACAGCCGCACGATCATCAAGCTCCTGAAGGCAGACGGATGGAGCCAGGCCGGTCAAACCGGGTCGCACGTTCAATTCACGCACCCGACGAAGCCGGGCCGGGTGACGGTGCCGCACCCACGCAAGGACTTCCCCATCAAGACGCTGATCTCGATGGAAAAGCAGTCCGGGTTGAAATTTAGAGGAGGCTGACATGCGCAGCTACATCGCCTTGGTCCACAAGGACCCCGACAGCGACTACGGGGTTTCGTTTCCTGACTTCCCCGGGTGCATCACCGCAGGATCAACCCTGCAGGAGGCGCACGAAATGGCCCAGGAGGCCCTGCACTTTCACATGGCTGGGATGCTCAAGGACGGCGAGCGCATCCCCGAGCCCTCGTCGATTGAGCAGATCAGGCTCGACCCTGACAATTCGGGGGAGGTGGCCCTCTTGGTCGTAGCGCCTGCGCCCTCATCGAGAACGGTGCGGGTCACGCTCACGGTGCCCGAGGACGCCTTGGCGATGATCGACAGCTACGCAGAGGCAAACGGCCAGAGCCGGTCAGGCTTGATGGTCGCAGCGACCCGCCAGGTTATCCAGGCGGGCAGATAGGTGAACTACCCTGCCGGGGGGCTCCGGTGGACGACATGGACACTGGAGAGTAACCCATGCACTACGCGATGAAGAAGATCACGGTCGCCGCGCTTTTGGCGCTGACCGTCGCCGGATGCTCGTCTACCGGGACGATGGTGTCTCAGGAGCAGGCACAGCAATTCACGGTCGGCAAGACGACGCTTGAGGATGTCGTTGCAAAGCTGGGGGCGCCCAACAGCCGGTCGATCACGCCCAACGGGATCACCACGATCACCTACATCCACACCGCGACGCACATCAACGCGGCCACCTTCGTGCCCTACGTTGGGCTGCTGGCGGGTGGCGCCTCAGCGAACTCGAACACGGCGACCATGACGTTTGACGCGAACCACCTGCTGATGGGGACCGGGATCACCGACAGCAACAGCAAGATCAACACGGGCCTGCTGAACCAGCACTAGGCCGCCACGCGGCCGGCCACGCCGACGAACTGAACTACTAGAGCGCGCACTACGGTCTCGGCTGTGTGCGCGCTCATTCGTTTCCACAGGCGGTCCTGCAGCACGGCGAGAGCTTCGCTCCAGTCTAGGCCGCCCCGTTGGGCGAGGGTGTCGAGGCTCATGCTGTGGTTGATGCGAGCCTGCTTGGCGTGCGGAGCGATCATAGCCCACGGCAGCGCCGGGGCTTTCGGTGTTCGCTTTGGCTCACTGGCGTGGCGATAGGGGCTGGCCTTGATGTCTGGCAGGTAGATCGGGAAGGTCTTCCCGTGCTCCCACTGTGCGCCAGTCATCATGGCCAGGCTCCCCGTGTTGCCTATGGCAGATCGCCGGGGCGTCCCCGGAGTGCGAGGAAGGCCATCGCCGCGATCATCTTGATCTGGCGTGCCTTGTCGATGATGCGCGAGAGGATCGTCGGAGGCATCATTTGCGGCGCCTCCGCATCTCGGCGGCTGTCAGGCGCGGCTGCAGGGAGGAGATCAGGGCTACGACGCCGAAGCCGATGGCAGCGAAGACGCCGATCACCAAGATCGCAGACACGCTGACGGCCAGTGGAAGCCAGAGTGGCGCCAGCACCCAGCCCCAGGGCCACACGATGACGTGCCCGAGCTTGAGCCCGATGAAGAGGATGGTCAGGAGGCCCATGAAGCCGACCCCGCTGGACGTGGAGGAGCGTGCGCTGTCACTCATGCCTTGTCCTCCGAGGTGGTCAGCTTGGGCGCGGTCGCCAGCTG